CGGTTTAGTAGAGTTTATGAATCAAGATAAATTTCTTCCTCTACACTTTAGTGGCAAAATACCTATGGTCTATGCTCAGTGGGGTGAAGAAACTGGGGCTTGTATGGTGCTAGAAATATCACCTGAACAGCGTAAGCTATTAAGTCCCGAGGTGCTTGATGTTATATTGCGTACCTCTGAAGAAAGGGGTAATGCCTCTGTTGAAGAGTGGCGTAAAAATGCTAAAATAAGTCCTTATATACTTATGGATCATGAGTATTATCAAACATGCTCTGGCTTTGCTCCTTGTGGTAATTTTAATGATTATGTAAGTATAGATAATGCTCTAGATTTTATTTCTAGACGTCTACATTTACCTTACTTTTATATTGAGGAAGGGTATAGCGATCTAGACTATATATTAGATCAGTATATATTTTCTTATTAATCACTTAGTGATGTATTAGCATCAAACCTATACTTTATATATAAATAATTTAATAACGAGGAAAAGATTATGAATAAACTTAAAAACGGTTGGGAAGTAATAACTAATAAAAATAGTCATGAACTATTTGCTAGGTTAGATGATCCCCAATATTATGGTCCTGAATTTCAAGATGAGCATCCTTTAATATATAAGGAACAAAGTATTATTCTTGACTTACTTAATCTATTTATTAACGGTGAATTTTGTTATTACTTTAACGAAGTTCATGATAGTCCAGAACCTGAAGACCTAGAAAATCTAGATTGGAAAAGGCTTTACTATACCCCTGTTGATTTTTACTATAAATCTGGTGAATATAATAGTATTGATGTAGCTTATACTGATGGCTTTACTTACTACGCTATAAGTCTTCACGGTAGTAGTTTTTGTTCTGCTCTTACTGAATATGTAAGAGTACCATCAAAGTAAGCCGTTACTATATTAGCATCCCCAAAAATTAATTTACAAAACTCGTAAATATCTCACAATAGGCAATAAGCCAATATCTAATACGCTATAACCACTGTCGCAAGTCCTTATGAAGTGGTTATTGGCTAACCTATTAGCGACCTATTAGCAAAATGTAGATAATATGGATTATGGACCATGGTCTTGGTAATAAGTTGGTAATTCTCGACACTCGTGATAAAACGAGCAATACATCTTTTAAATAAGGATATTAGATCCTGTAACCCTATATATAGAACCTACATGATGAAGGAGCACGGACAATGTACAAAAATATATGAGTCGGGAACGGTGGTCCATGAACCAGCTAATAGCTAATAGGATCCACGGACCATGATCTATTATATCACAACACCATCCCACGATCAAAAGATCTATGCATCATGTGATGTTCACACAGATCATCTGATCATGGCTTCGCTGTAATCCACGGATCATGATCCATGAACTATGGACCATGGTGTACGATCATGTGATCATGGCTTCGCTGTAATCACAGGATCATGTTCTGTAAACTGTTGATGTAATCACATTGTCATTGCAACACGAACCATGGACCATGGACCAGATATACGATCATCTGATCGTGCCTAATGTGTTAAAAAAAGCCTTTACTTTTATATTTATTTAATACTTTACTTTTAACGGTAAAAGCGTATTATTAATATATTAAATATTTAAAAAGGCGGTATTTAATAACTTTAATAAATAGCCTTTATATAACGGTAAATATTATGACTAATACTACTACTAAAAAAACTACTAACCCTACTTATTTAGGCGGGTTAAACGCTAACGCTACTATAACCGCTACGGGTAAGGTACTAAGGGCTGACCATAATAACGCTAGGGTTAAAGCGGTAAACGGTAAAACGGTAGCCTACGCTATTAATAATAGGCTAGGTAATAGTACTGACCTAAAGTACCTAGTAAAAACGGGGGCTATTACTATTAGCTAAAAACTTTAGTAAAAAATTTAGGGGCTACTAGTTAGCCCCTATTTTTTTACCCCCGCCCCCCTTAACGAAGGCTAACATACGTAAGCCTTCGGCTCAGTTTTGAAGAGACACTAGATAAGATATTTACTTTTCCGACTAGGCGAACTACACTATACCCAGTAATCAACGAGTAAAAATTTTTTTGCAAAATTTTTTTAAGATATGAAAGATAATGAAGAAGTATTACAGCTCAGTTTAAAAGACTTCACAGACATTATCTTTGACCCAACCAATCCAGTAGATTATGCTTCTATGGCAGGAGGACCTTTAGGTAAAGGTATTATGGCTGTTGGTAAAATACCTACTTTATTACAGAAACTAGAAAAAATTAGACAAGCTCAAGCAAAAGCTAAAAATGATTTACTCAGAGGTAGAGCGAATATAAAAGTCGGTATAGAATCAGGATACGATGCAGATATCAAAGGCGGTGAAAAACTCATAATGAGAGCGAATAAAAGATTAGATACGCTAAAAACACAAGAAGAAAACCTTTTGAAAAAATTACCGAAAGGTCAAATGGAGATGGACCTAAACAGAGGTGGCTTAGTAAGAACACCTATGATGAATTTAAAATACTGATCACTGCATGACTTCTGGCAAGGAACTAGATCAATTACCTGAGGAAGTTCTCAAAGAACATTTAGAACTGGCAGAAAGACTAGAAGAACTTGAAAAAGTAGAAGAAGCTCAAACAAACTTTTTGTCCTTCGTCCGTACTCAGTGGCCAAGTTTTATTGAAGGTGCTCATCACAAAGTTATGGCAGAAGCCTTTGACCGTATAGCTGACGGTAAGATAAAACGTCTAATTATCAATATGCCTCCTCGACACACTAAGTCAGAGTTTGCGTCGCACATGTTCCCTGCTTATTTAGTTGGTCGTAACCCTTCACTTAAAATACTACAAGCAACTCACACCGCCGACCTTGCTGTAAAGTTTGGTCGTAAAATTCGTGACCTTATGTTAATGGAAGACTTTGAAAAAGTTTTTGATAACGTGCTTATAAACCCAGACAGTAAAGCAGCAGGTAAGTGGGAAACACAAGATAAACGTAATCCAAAACTTAAAGGTGAATACTATGCAGCAGGTGTGGGTGGTGCGTTAGCTGGACGTGGTGCCGATTTATTTATAATCGACGACCCACACTCCGAGCAAGACGCAATGAATCCTAAATCTATGGAAGACACTTATGAGTGGTACACTTCTGGTCCACGACAACGTCTTCAGCCAGGAGGAGCAATCGTAATTGTAATGACAAGGTGGAACATAAATGATTTAACAGGTCGTCTATTACAAGATGCGGCACGTGATCCTAAAGCAGATCAATGGGAACTCATAGAACTTCCTGCTATTTTACCTAGCGGTAAACCTCTGTGGGAAGGTTATTGGAGTATAGAAGAACTAGAAACTGTAAAGGCTTCTTTGCGTGGTGGTCCTAAGTGGCACGCACAATATATGCAGAATCCAACTTCAGAAGAAGGAGCATTGATCAAAAGAGAGTGGTGGAAAGAGTGGCCAAATAAAGAACCACCTAAGTGTGACTATATTATTCAGAGTTACGATACTGCGTTTTTAAAATCAGAGATGGCAGATTATTCAGCAATCACTACTTGGGGTGTGTTTTACCCAGAAGGTAGACTAGGTGGCGAAGAAATATATCACGGTAGTACACCACATATTATTTTACTAGACGTAATCAAAGGCAGATATAATTTTCCAGAACTCAAAGCCCTTGCTTTAGAACAGTACGAACATTGGGAACCTGACAGCGTAATCATAGAAGGTAAAGCTTCTGGTATGCCTCTCACTCAAGAATTAAGAAACGTAGGAATACCTGTACAAAATTTTACACCTTCTCGTGGTAATGACAAGATATCAAGAGTCAATGCCTGTGCTCCATTGTTTGAGTCTGGCATGGTTTGGTATCCTGATACAACATGGGCACAAGAAGTTATTGAAGAGTGTGCTGCGTTTCCAGCAGGAGACCACGATGACTTAGTTGACTCAACCACACAAGCAATGTTAAGATTTAGACAAGGTGGGTTTATACAGCTTCCTTCTGATTATGAAGAAGAGGTTTTATATAAGAAGAAAATAAGTTACTATTAAGGAAGGGAAAGATAAATGGCGATAGAAGTACAAAGATATCCAAACAAAGGTGAAAGTCCATTTAAAGAAGCTGTCGATGACGCTGAAGAAATTACCATAGAATTAGAAGAAGGCGAAGAACCTGCTGTTGAGTTTGAAATGTCAGCCGACGGTCAAATGGTGCCCGTGGTCGATCAAGTACAACAAGCTACAAACGAACACAATCAAAATTTAGCAGAAATATTACCAGCGAATAAACTTGATGAACTTAGTTCAGAACTATCATCAGCATATGATGAAGATAAAAATTCAAGAGAAGAGTGGTTAGAAACTTTTACTGACGGTTTAGATCTTTTGGGAATCAAATCTGAAGACCGAGAAGAGCCTTTTCCTGGAGCAAGTGGAGTAACTCACCCAATTTTAGCCGAAGCTGCCACACAATTTCAAGCACAAGCCTATAAAGAACTACTTCCAGCGTCTGGACCAGTCAAAACTCGCATAGTTGGAGCAGAAAACAAGGAAGTTAAGTCTCAAAGTCAGCGTGTAAAAGAGTTTATGAACTATCAGATCACGGAAGTCATGGAAGAATATGACCCAGACATGGATAGTTTACTGTTTTACCTACCGTTAGCAGGATCTGCCTTCAAAAAAGTGTATTTTGACTCACTTTTAAGCCGTGCGACCGCTAGTTTTGTAAAAGCAGAAGATTTAGTCGTGAGTTACGACACAACTAACCTAGAAACTAGCCCAAGAATCACTCATGTCATCAATATGACAGGAAATGACATCAGAAAAATGCAATTAAACGGTATTTA